CTGCTCCTTGAGCCTGTCCACAATGCCAGCCCCCAGCCCGCCCTCGTCAATCACGACCAGCGTGGGCTTGTATTCCTCAATGGCGTCGATCACGTAGCCCACCACGGTCATGGTGTCGTCGCCTCGGTGCCTGATGATCTTCACAATGTCGCGCCCTTGCCGCACGGCGATGACTGTCGCGTCCGCGCCGAACCGCGCCGGATCGACACCGATCACAATCGGCGCGCTCAAGTCCTGGTACTTGACCCGCTTCATGGCCTCGTCCACCGTATTGGCGCCGATGAACTGATCGTCGCCTGCGCTTGGGAACTGGCCGTACACCTCGACGTGCGCCTGGGCCGAGTCCGGCCCGTACTCGTCGATGATCTGCTGGTAGACCGCCTTGTCTGTCCCCTCGACCGTGCGGGCGTCCACCACCTTGGTGTTCCAGAAGTCGCGCTTGGAGTGGAACGTCTCGTAGAAGTACCCCGTGTTGCGGCGGGGGTTGGAGAACGCAAACCAGAACCGGTTGGGCGTGTTCTCCGTAAAGAAGCCCGCCGTCACCGCCCAGATGGCGTCATCAATACCGCTGGCCTCGTCGAAGATGACCAGCACGCCGTCCATGTTGTGTACGCCGGCAAACGCGTCTGGATTCTCAGCCGACCAGAGCCGGCCCTCAACGCCCCAATACCGAGTGCCCTTACGCAAGTCGCGCTCGACCAACTCGGTCAGCCACTTGGCCGGTTGCAGGCTGGTTGCACTGACCTCAAACCAATGGCTGTTCAGCCCCATCGCCAGCCACTTGGTAATCTCGGCCCATGTCACCTTACGCAACTGCGATTCGCTGTTGGCCGACACGATGGTCGTCGAGCCGATCCGCGTGGACAGCATCCAGATTACAAGCCAACTGACCAACGCCGACTTGCCGATACCACGGCCTGACGCGACCGCTTCGCGCAGGGTATCAAAGTCAATCTTGCCGTTGTTCTGCTTGATGTGGTTTGCGATGTCTTGCAACACCTCGCGCTGCCACTTGCGCGGCCCACTGAAATGCTCCAGCGGCGTGCCCTTGACGCCCCACGGGAACAGCAGCATTACGAACGCCAGCGGGTTGTCCTTGATCTGGGGCGACCACAGCCGCGCCATCAACTCTTGTTCGTCTTCAGCGCTGTACTTGGTGGACTGCATTAATAGTCTTCAATTACAGGCGTGCCAACTGAACAAGGCTGACGATAGTCTGGCCATTTGCGGTTTGGGTGCATATCTAACCAAATATGCGCGTGACAAATGTCGATGAAATGCAGTTCCCAACGACCGCCGTACCAACGGCGATACCACTGAAAACGGTCAAAATTGTGTTTAAACCAAAACAACATGAAAAACTTACGGATCATGCTTGTTCCTGTCGTGCTGCGGTAAGTCGGGGTTTTAACGTAGCGCTTGGTTCATGCGCGATCACGTCGATGACGCGCCGCTCGGCTTCGGCCAAGGCGGCGGTGATGGAGATGCGCTGATCCACGTCGATGGTGATGGCCTGCTTGGCGACCCAACCGTGGACGTGTTGCAAAATCGCCAGGCTGGCCTTGGCGTCGCCCTCGGCGGCGGCTTTGTGCAGTTGGCGTGAGGCTTCTATCTCGCCATCGGCCTTGCCCTTTAACGCGGCGACTTCGGCAATCGGGTCAAGCTGGCACAGTTGGCGGTACTCGGTAGGCAACATGCCCGCAGCCATAGCTAATGTGTCGCCCTTCAAGCCCAGCTTGGCAGCGTCGTAGATTCGGTTTAAGCGCGCCTCTGTCGCTTCGACTTTGCGCGCTTCGTATGGAAGCGAGTAAAACATTAACGCACCCTTAATTGACTTTCTGCATTAGCGCGGGCCTTGGCCGCGTCTTCAACAGTAAAAAAATTTCCTAGATGTTTGCGTGTGCCGTTAAACATGATGCTTGCTACCCACGCTTTGTTTGGGATTTTGCCATTTCGCGGTGACCGCAAGGATACACCTTTTACGCCAGTGCAGTTGGTTGATCTTAAAAACGTATTGTGGGCATTTAATGACCGGCTAACAACTCTTAAATTTTCAATTCGGTTATCCGCTTTGTCTCGGTTAATGTGATCTATTTGCCCTTGCGGCCATTCGTTGTGAACGTATGCCCACGCTAAACGCTGCGCGCCGTAAGTTTTTTTGTTTACGCTTATCTGCCAATACCCATGAGAAGAAAGCCCACCAATTGGCGATCCTGCGGGCTTAGACCCCCAAGGTTTTAACCGCGTAAATTTTCCTGTTACAGGGTCGTAATGAAGCAAGGTTTTTAAAAGTGCAATGTCCATGCAACGATTATAGGGGTTGTATTTTTAATTTGCAATAAAAAAATAAAAATGTTTACAGCCCCTACGCTACCGTGGCCCATCGGCGCTCGGCCCTACCCCCACCCCCTAAGTTAGTGGGCACTTACTTACAGCCTGGTATGTGAGCACTTACTAACTTGTTTGGCGCCAGTCAGGTCATGGGTCATTTAGGCTGACCCAAAACAGTTGACAGCTTGCAACATGCGAGCCGATAGCATGCGCGGCCATACATGCGCGCGCGCCCATGTTGCATGGGTCATTTAGGCCACGTACAAAGCATTGACCCAAAAGACACAAAGCCATTTTGCGCGGGGCTTATCGGCGCGGCGGGTTATGGGTCATTTAGGTTGACCTAACGACGTTGCTAGCTTATAACATTGTATACAGTTATTGTATACAACACATTTTTTTATCTGTTTATATAGTCAATGACCCAAAAGACACAAACACTAGGCTTTTCATTGTGAGCGCGCATGTGTCACCCATGCCAAAACACGCGCCTAACTCATAACCTAATTGACCCATGAAAACCAAGCGCTAGCAAAGCACCACAAAACCAAAACCCGTTAAAACCAAAACACCGCAAAACAACCCCTTGCATTTATCCTATATATAGAACAATAACCCAAGTGACCCAAGCATAGGGAAAACCCCTAGCATTTAGCCCTTGACATTGCAAATAATTCCCTTACACTACATGCATCAACAACCCAAAGGAGCTAGCATGGCATTCGCATTTATTCCAAAGGCCGCATACAAAATCGGGCAAATTATTCAAGTACACGGCGCGCCGATGCGCGTAGTTAGCTACACACACACGGGGCGCAACGTGACAGCCGTCACATTGCCGGGTGCGCCACGCTTTAAGCGCATTGTGTGCATTTGTACTGACATGCCAGCCATTGAGGGGGTGACAGCATGAAAGCCGCCTCATGGATCATTGTTGACAAACAAACGGGCAAAGCCGTGATGGAGACATTCAACCGCGCAACCGCCGATGCTATCAACCGCAACAAATTTGACGTGCTGCCCGCGCTCGAATACTTGCAACAACTTAACCGGCGCCTTAAAAAATGAAAGCAAAATATCTTATTCAGATACAAACCAACAATGCGTATATGGGCGTGGCGGGTTGGTTCACGGTTCAAGGCGCGCAAACAAAGCCCGCCGCCGATGCGTTAGCCGCCGATTTTCGCCACGCCCGCGCCGTCACCGATACGCGCGGCGTACGGGTCATTTCCGCCGTTAAATTTACAAACGAAAACCGCGCCGCTAACCATGCGGCAATGAGGGGTGCAGCATGAACTACGCAAATTTACCAAGCCAAGCGGCTGCAATGGCTGCAAATGCCAAAAACGGCACTTACAAAGGCTATACCCTGACATTCACGCCTGAATGGGTGTATGAGGTGACAGACAGCGCGGGCGAAGTGCTAACCCGTTTCAACACCAAAAAACTAACTGTAGCGCGTCAATGGCTGCGCGAATACTTGGAAAATTGAGCCATAAGCAAGGGTAAACACCTAGAAAATAGGTGTTGACACGTGCAAAGAAATTCTTTACCGTAGAGCTATCAATCAACTCAAAGGGGCAACAATGAAAAGCTATCAAGTAGAACTGAAGTGCATAAGCTACGTTAATTTAGAAGTTGAGGCAGACAGCCCAGAAGCTGCAGAAGCCGCCGCGTGGCTGGAATTGCAAACCGGCGACTATGACGACAGCGCCACAAGCTGGGAAGTGGAAAGCGTAGAGGTGACAGCATGAACCGCAACACTTTCACCCGCCGCGCGCCGGCTTTACGCGAACTAATCGGCGCGCTATTCAGTGCACTAGGCGCGCTGCTGCTCATAGGCGGCGGCGTAGTGCTGCTGCTCGCGTATTTTGACGTTTTAACTAAATGAAGGGCTAACCATGACAATCCAATTAACACCCCGCGCCGCCTCCCTACTGCCTAAATGGGCAGTCGTTGACAATGTGCCTGACGGTATCCGGGCGCTGGCTGTGTACGCAGCCAAGCGCCCCGGCCTTGATTTTCGGGACTACTGCCGGGGCTGGCAAGATAAGGACGGGCGCGCCGCGTATTTCCGCGAAGCGCGCGCAATCAGTGACCAACTCGCTGACGTGCGCGAGGCGCTCGCCGCCGCCTATGCTCAGGGCGTAACTGATGCTGACTTGATCGAGTGCAGCCGTGGCGAGCGTCTGACCTTGGGCGCTGATTTATCCATTGATTACACCGTGGGGCAGTACTGGCCTACTGAGTACCGCGCAGCCGTGGCGCGTTTGGCTGACTATGCCGCGCGCGTGGCTAAGAACCGCACCCGCGTAGCCTTGGGGGTTGCAGCATGAATGAATACATTGCAACCATTGAAACCGAACACGAAAACGGCGACATTGCGCGGGACTTTGTAGAGTACAACGCGCTTAGTTCAAGCGAGGCGCAAGCGTACGCATTCGACGATCTAGCGGAAAATCAGCGGGTTATTTCAGTTTGGCAACGCGTTTTATAAAGGGGACAACATGAACACAATCAAAATCGGGCGCACTACTTACAAGCTGCGCGACACCTCGACAATCTTTGCAGACCATGCTAAGTGCACCGGTAAGCATAAGATCGTCAAAAGCAAAGGTGGCGAAAAGCGCTTATTCCCTAAAAGCGGCGAACGCATGAGCACCGCCGATTATGTCAACTCTTACCAAGTAGCGAACGACAACCTCAAATTTAAAGTTTGGGATTGGCAAGCCCTGACCGAACATGTCAGCCAAGTCCAAGGCGAAGACACTTTTGAGGTGGAAGCATGACCTACGAAGTGCAGACCCGCATGGTCAATAGCTGGGAAAATGTCTGGACTGACGACGACGGGGACGTTTTGGTCACGTTTGACACCTATGAAGCCGCACAAGAAGAACTCACGGGCTACTTGGCAGACCTCGCGCATTTTGTCAAAACGGGCGATTTAACGGACTACAGCCCCGACGATTACCGAATTGTGGAGGTGGCGCCATGATTGATATGCGGGTCCCGTCCTACGGGTTAGTTCTGCAACTATTGAACGCGGCCCTTTGCGAGTTATCGCACGGGGAGACTGAAGAGGCCATTGCCACCATTGAGCAGGCGCGCTCGCTGCTGGAAAGTTTAGGGGTTGACGTATGAAAGGCGTACCCTACACAGTGCGAGGGCTGACCCTCGAATGCGAATTTGAGTTTGAGGCCGGGGAGCCGGCGACATGGGACGAACCGGGTTGGCCGGACATCTACACGTTAACCGGCGCCTGGCTGGACGGCGTGAATGTCACGGCGATCATTGATCCGGCGGTCGTGCAAGAGTTAGAAGAACGCGCCCGATGGCCGTAGTTCTGGCGGTCTTAGCTGCCGCATTACTTGCAATCATTCTCAAACTATAAAGCCCCTCACGGGGCTTTTTTACTTGACCCTGACCAGCGCTGCCGCCGGCGCGTCCTCCACAAGCCGGCGTAGGTTTGACTTGTTACCTCCGGCCATGTCTGGCGCGCAGTACAGGTGCTTTTTGCTTGGGTAGTCTGAGGACGCTACACGCCCCAAGTCAACCCAACCGGCTTCTTTGAACGCATGCAACAGCGCCTGTTGCGGCACTTTAACGCCCGCCGGTGCTGACCCTGCCAGTCGGTCGCAAACCGCGTGAAAGGGGCTACCGATAACGCCTTTGCTGAACTCGCCTACTTTCAGGCGCATGGCCTCGACAAGATACGATTCTGCAATGCTCAGACCATGCTCGACAAGGTTCAATTTAAACTCGGTCATCATTGGCGCTGCACCAGGGTTAAACGCCGACACATCACGCGCTGCAAGCCATGCGCCTATGGCTGCAAAGCCACCGGCCTTGTACCATGCCCACATGCGCGCGGCGGCGTCTGGGGTCATTCTGGGCGCGTGTGACCATACGCACATCCACCGGCGGTCTTGCGAATCTAAGCTGATCGGCACGGGGTCATTACTGAACGCCAGCACAAAAACGCGGTTTGCCATTGCGTATGGGTGTAAACCCTTACGGTTGATCGTGAGCATCTCGGGCGGCGCTGCGATGATAGGTTTCAGGCGGTTTGCCAGCGCGCGGCGCTCTTTTGCGTCTGGTTCTTTCAACTCGTTGAGAATCAAAATCTCAGACTCCAAGGCGTAGCCAAACTGGCTGCTCATGGTGTCGTTGTCGAGCAAGCCCCTGTTCTTCAGGTGTGCCCCACACACTGACCAGATGAATGGCGCCCACATGGTGTCTTTGCCGCAGCCTTGGTCACCGCCATGCAGAATGGCATGGTTGACTTTGATCTCGGGGTGCTGCAATTTGAACGCCATCACATCTAGGACATGCGCTAACTCTTTGGCCTCGGGCACCAGCGCGCGGCAGTGTTCAAGCCAAGGGGTAATGTCGCCAGCGGCCACCGGCGGGCGGGCATCGCGCCAGCGGTTGCCGTAAATGTCGCCGTCTCGGGTCACCAGCACCGACTCGCCGGCGGCGTAGGTGATGCCGACCAGCGCCTTAGCGCCCTTGGCCTGCCTATTCTCGTCATAGCAGATGGACGCTTCGATCTTGCGTCCGGTGTGAATCGACTTGCAACTGATGTGCCTGAACAGGGCATTGAAGGTCTGGCGGGAGACTTCGCGGCGGTCTTGCATGTCGAAATACGACTCATCGTCCTGAATGTAGGCAAACCGCTCGTACCAGTCGGCCTTCTCGATGCGGCCTAATTCCTTGCGCTCGACCTCGGCGATGCGCTCGGCGGCGGCGTCTGTAAAGACATCGTTCGGCGTCAGCTTGGCAAGCGCGCCCTCCATCGCAGCGGTAAACAGTTCTTCCCGCAGCCCAGGCGTGTGCTTGGGGCCACCATTGTCGGCCACCCAATCTAAGAAGGTGCGGGAATCGAAGTCAACGCAGTGGCCGTGAAGGCAGCAGTACGCCCGATTGGCGGGCATGTAGCGCCCCTCTGGGTTGCCGTCTGAATGCTGCTCGCTGTTGGGGCAGATGACCCCAGCCCAGCCCTCTTGGTTCGGTTTGGACAGCAGCAACCCCTGCGCTGACAGCCACGCTAGCACATCGTCTGCGCCATCGTCACTGATGCGAATCGGGCGCAGGGTCAAGCTGTCGGCGGCGGCTGGCGTCACGCCCAGCGCCGCGCATATCTCGGGCAAACTGTAGTCGCGCTCGGGGTGGAACTCTACCAAACGGGCTTCAAAGTTATCACGCCCAGGCTTCAGGTTGACCGAGCCAGGCAGACGGAAGTTGCGAACGGCATTGATGGCGCCAGGGTCTGTGTAGCCAGCGTCTGCGATGGCCTTGATGGCCGCGCTGAACTCGCCCTTAGTAGGCTGCTCTCTGAAGGCGTAGCCCCATTGAAACGAGCCGGCTGATGTCTCCATGATCCATGTCGGCGGCAGGGGCGGGGTCTTGCTCTTGGTGCCTATGTCGTCCAGCATCATCACCAAGATGTACTCGCAGTTCGCTGCGCTGGCGCTCACATGGCCGTCTTTGAAGCGCTCCACGATAAAGCTGGCGGTGTTGCCATACCATGACTCGCCGGCCTTGGTTCTATGGCTGGGCAAGAACGCCGGCCAAGTGGCCTTGACAGCCCCATCGGCGTGAAAATCCAACGCTCCGTCTTTTAATTTTGGTTTTTGCCTGACTATCAGCGCTGTTTCGCCCTCGGGGGCCAAAGATGCTATAAACTCGATCATGTTGTCCTTCTCCTTGAAGTTGTAGCCCCGGCCTCACCGCCGGGGCTTCTTTTTTAGATGTATTTCAAATCGCGGAGCAGCTTTTCTGCTTTTGCGATGTATTGCTCAGAACCAGAGTGATGCTTTTGCGAACAGCCAACGCCAGCAACGCCGCTAGTTGTCTGGTATTCCCAGAATGTCTTGAGCCGTTCCATGCTGGAATCAAGGTGGCTGTTGACCACTTCGTTTTCAGACATATCAAGCAACGCCTGCACATACGCGCAAACTGCCGCAAGACTGGTGACATCTTTGCCGCGCAACACCATGACAGGCTCGTCGGTTGAGATAAAGTATTCCCCCCCCCGATGGTAAAGTTGATCTGTATCGCCAAATTTATATTTAGGGTCGTTCATTAAAATTTCCGGTTATGAGTAACGGGTAGTAGTGATACCTTTAGCCGCCAGCGGCAGGCCATCGGCCCAGGCTGGCGGTTCGCACATGACGCGGTGCATGGCCGCGCCGACCGCCTCGGCCTGATCGGCTGGGCACTCGACAACGATCTCATCATGTACATGTAGGACGACATCATCTAGCTGGCGCAGGGAATGGCGCAGGATGTCGTGAGCTGCGGCCTGCGTTATGTTCTCGCAAGCCAAGCCGCGCCATAGGCGGGCGCGAGGCCATTCTTTGGCATCGGCGGCGGGTTTCCAAGCAGCTTTGGTGTAGGTCACATTGCCTTCGTCATCGAATTTGGCGTTGGGATAGCACAGCACCCTGCCGGAAGGAAGACTGTACCAGAGCATCTGGCCGTCAAACATGTAGGTAACCCTGCCCGCGCTAAATTCATGGTTTTTATTTCGCATGGCGCGCATGTAGGCGCCCTCCAGCGCGCTGCCGTGCTGCATGGCCCAAGGGTTTGCCCTACGCCAGCCGTCCACGGCGCGTTGGACTTCTGAGCCGGACAGGTGTATGCCGTAGGCGCGCCCGAACACCTCAAAGGCGCCAGCCCCACCCAGAAAGCCAAGGGCCAACTCTTGCACCTTGCCGACCTGGCGCTGATCGCCGGACACCTCGGCGTAAGGCACACGAAAGGTGGCCGTGGCATTGACTTTGTACGGGTCAAGGCCAGAGCGAAACACGTCCAGTTTGGCCTCGCCGGCGGCGCACTTGGACAGCCACGGATGCACGCGGCCCTCAATGGCCGACCAATCGTAGGCAATCAGGACATGCCCAGGCTTGGCTATCAGTGCGGGCCGGAGCATTCCCTTGAGAACATCCGTAATGCGTCTTCCAAATCTTGGTGTGATTGTGTGTCCGCGCACCATAGCGTTGCGTACTTCATCAGGGTCTTTGGCGCATTTGCGGGTAAAGTTGTGAACCTGTGCGCCATAGCTTGATGCACGTCCGGTGGCAGACCCTCCAGCAAAAACGAAAGCG